TCCGGTGAACACGTCGATGAATACAACGCCCTTACTTTATCCCCGATATGGGATGCTGTTTTACTGATAGCCGGTACAATCTCAACGCTCCCCTTACATTTACTCAGCAAAAAAGGCGGTACGACTACAATACAAGAATCAATGTCGGCTCATGCAGTCCTGTACAGGCAGGCCAATGAGTATATGACAGCCCAAGTATTGCGTGAAGTCATGATGGGACATGTCCTTTTGTGGGGGAACGGGTATGCGGAGATCGTAAGAGACGGCTACGGGAATGTAGTGGCCCTCTGGCCTATCACACCTAACAGGGTGAAGATCAAATGGAAAGATGACTCCCTCGTATATGAAATCCAAATGGGGAAGGGTGAAGATTTACTGCTTAATCGTGACAAGATTCTCCATATTCCGGGTCCCGGCTTTGACGGCATTCAGGGCTATTCGATTGTCAACCTTGCCCGGCGTGGTCTTGGCCTCACGATGGCCCTTGAATCGTTCGGATCTAAATACTTCGGGGAAGGCACACACCCCGGCGTCGTTGTTGAGCATCCCGGCAAACTATCATCAGAGGGTCACGCTAATCTGAAATCTTCTTTGACGGAGGCACACAGCGGATTAGGCAATGCACACAGACTAATGCTTCTTGAAGAGGGCATGAAGCTCCAGAACATATCTATTCCTCCGGAGGATTCCCAGTTTTTACAGAGCAGACAGTTTCAGATCCCGGAAATCGCGAGGTGGTTTAACCTTCCCCCACACAAATTAAAGGACCTGTCTAAGTCGAGTTTTAACAATATCGAGGCCGAGCAGATCAGTTTCGTCACAGATTCAATCCTTCCCTGGCTGATACGTCTCGAAAGCAATTACAACATCCAACTGCTCAACAAGAACGAACAGAGACGGTTGTTTTATCGTCATAACGTCGAAGGTTTATTGCGAGGTAGCGCAAAGGATAGAGGCGAATTTTATAAACTACTCTGGAATGTCGGGGCAATCTCGATAAATGAAATTAGAGATAAAGAGAACATGGACCCCATAAACGGTGGGGATGAATACTTTGTCCCAATGAATATGATCCCTTTAAGCCGGGCGCTTGAGGAACCCAAAGAACAAAAAGCGCTGCCCTTTACCCCGATAGAGGAGAAAGGGAACGGCAACGGGAAAGCCATAATAACAGGAGGTAGAAATGATAGTCCTGCGATCAGCACCAAAACGAATGCTTAACAGAAAAGACTGGGTGGATAACAAGACAAAAGGGGAAGCCACTGTCTACTTATACGATGAAATAAGTAGGTGGGGAATCGAGGCTCAGCCCTTTGTAGAGGAATTAAATGCTCTGGATGTTGATACTATACACCTGCGAATTGACTCACCCGGCGGGGATGTCTTTGCGGCAAGGGCAATTCATACGGCCATAAAACAGCATAAGGCTAAAGTTATTGCCCATATAGATGGCCTGGCTGCCTCTGCCGCTTCTTTTATCTCAATGGCGGCAGATGAAATAGAGATAGTCGAAGGCGGGTTTCTGATGATTCATAAGGCCGTCAGTTTCTTTGATATTCTCGGCTATTACAATGATGACAACCTTTCTGAACTCGTCGAGACCATCACAAAAGAGCGTGGCATCTTGAACAAAGTTGATGATTCAATAGCCACCGATTTCGTCAAGAGAACCGGGATCGATAAAAAAGAAGTCCTCGCAATGATGAAAGATGAAACGTGGCTCACATCCGATGAATCCCTGAAAATGGGGTTTGTTGACAGGATATACGAAGGCGAAAAAGCACAGAACAGGCATGATCTTTCAATCTATTCCAAAGTGCCTGAGAGTTTAAGGGAATCCGAAGAAGCATTAACAAAGCGGGATATTGAGCGGGCCTTACGGGACGTGGGACTGTCTCAAGCCCAGGCAAAAGCCATTCTCGCGGAAGGGTGGAAGGAGGAACAACGGGACGTTGAACCACCTGAACCCCAGACAGCACCGGAACCGGAACAACGGGACGTTGAACCCCCGGCACAGAATGACCGAGCGGCGGCACTTCTCGCGAAGGCAGAAATTTACTTAGTCAAATCAAATACAAACTACAAAGGAGCAGAAAATGAAAACAATTTCACAGTATAAAGAAGATGTTTCCGCGTTAATGGAGAAATGCACGGCCATCGACGCGAAGGCGCAAAACGAGAGCCGGGATCTGAGCGAATCAGAACTGGCCCTCAAGAATGAGCTGCTTGACGCCATTGAGGACACCAACAAGATAGTTACAACCCTCGAACGTCAAGAGCGAATCCATAAGAATCTTTCCGTATCGGAAGATGAAACCCGCAAAAAGGCAAAAACTGTTACGGCAGTAAAGGACGGAAGGGAAGGCAAGGAGCGTTTTAGCTCCTTAGGACAGCAGCTTGTAGCCGTTGTTAACGCAAGCAGGAGAGGCGGCAGCGTCGATCCACGGCTTTTCAATGCGGCAGCTGATGGTTTGGCTTCTTCCGTACCCACAGACGGTGGCTTCCTCGTTCAACAGGATTTTGTTGATGGTCTCCTTCAGGACATGATCGCAACCGGCATCCTGGCGCCGAAATGCCGCCCACAGCCGATTTCATCAAATTCCAACTCCATCAAAATCAACGGGGTCGATGAGACTTCCCGAGCCTCTACTCGTTATGGCGGAATTAAAGGGTATTGGGCAGATGAAGCATCGGAAGCTACCAAAAGCAAACCGAAATTCCGTAAGATCGAATTGAACCTTCACAAGCTTATGGGGATTTGCTACGCGACTGACGAACTCCTGGCAGATGCCGCAGCACTGGAAGGTTTTATTCGGAACGCTTTCCCCTCAGAGTTTGCGTTTCTTGTCGATGACGCAATTATCAGGGGAACCGGCGCAGGTCAACCGCTTGGTATCCTGAATTCCGGGTGCCTTGTTACCGTAACGAAGGAAACCGGACAGGACGCGGATACCATCGTTGCGGAAAATGTCATCAAGATGTCGAGCCGGATTTTCGCTTCTAGCTATCTCAATGCCAACTGGTATGTCAATCAAATGTGCATGCCTCAGCTTTACACGATGAGCATTGCGGTAGGTACTGGTGGACAGCTTGTATTCATGCCTCCGGGCGGATTGAATCAGTCCCCCTACGGCACGCTTCTGGGCAGGCCGGTTATCCCGATAGAGCAGGCTTCGGCGCTTGGCGATGTCGGTGACATCATACTGGCAGACCTTAACGGCTACATACTGGCGCAGAAAGGCGGAGTGCAGGCAGACGTGTCGATCCATGTGGAATTTCTCACGGATCAGCAGGTATTCAGATTTATTCTGAGAATCGACGGACAGCCGGTTAGGGCATCGGCCCTGACGCCTTATAAGGGTGGAGCGGGCGCGACCCAGTCGCACTTTGTGGCCCTTGCCGCAAGATGAGGTTAACTATTAATTAACCGGAGGGGGCAACCCCTCCTAACCAAAAATAGAAGGAGGACTTAACATGTCTGGAAAAGGATTTAACATCGTGGAAGATGGGGCGATTGTAACCCTGTACTATCCAATAGATATCGACGATTTGGCCGGTGCAGACAGTCCGGTTATTGTGCTGATGAATAATTGGGCGCATGCCACCATTATTTACAGCATTGGCGTTGATCCGAGAGCAGCCGGGGTGGTCACCATTGAATCATGTGACGACACTACGCCGACCACGCCAACGGAGATCAACTTCCGATATTACCGCTATGAGACATCGCAGATTTTGGCAAATGGCGACGTTCATGGTGATCTTACCTGGACCACCACAGCAGCGGCAGGGCTCATTCCTGTAGCAGGCGGTGTCCCGTCGATGTACGTGATCGAACTGGATGCCGAAGAGCTGGTGCCGGGCGACATCGGTTTCCGTATGTGTATCGCTGACCCTGCGGCGGCTTCGGTTGGATCGGCCATTGCGATCCTGTCCGGTGCCCGTTATGCCGACAAGGGTACGACCAATATGGCGGTTGTGTAATTAACTAAAACCGGGGCGGTCTTCGGATCGCCCTGGTTGGAAATTTAAGGAGGACAAAACAAATGCCTAATTTCAATCAATCAACAAGAAACATGATGGAAGCTATGATCTTGGGTCTCCGGGTAACCAGGGCCACCGCGACGCTTCCCCAGACTACCAACAGTAGCCTTTTTACCATAGCGGGCGGTGTTGTTCTGATGACAGGAATACTCGGAGAGGTCACTACTGCCATTGGTGCGGCTGACAATACCAAGCTGACCCATTATCCGACTGTAGCGACGGCCGGAGATACGGACATTTGCGGTACTGTTGATATCGACACATGCGATATCGGTGATATGCTGTCAATTACCGGAACACCGGCGGACGCCATGCTTGTCGCGCATAAAGGATCTGTACAGATGATGCAGTACAAGGGCGTAGTGTTGCAAGAGGGAACCCTTGATCTTGATTGCGACGCCAGCACGACAGGGGCTATCAAGTGGTCGCTGTGGTATATCCCGCTCGAACCCGGTGCCTATGTGACCGCAGCATAAGGGGGTGACTCATGACCGCAATGCTTGAAACGACGATACAGCGATGGAACGGACAGGACGGAGATCAGGTTACGATTACTGATGTCCGTGAAGGCTCTACCTTTCATGCCGTTGATACTGGACGGAAATACGTTTATCACAACGGCGGATGGGCAGAGGATTTGCGCGACATTTATGTCGCAGAACATGTTTAACACATAGGAGGATTTAATCATGTACGGAAAAACAGAAGCAGGAGTAGGAAAACCTGTGCTGGTAGATTCCAGCGGAAGGCTTATCACTAAAGCGGGATATGGGAAATACGCAGAGGCGGTACTTGAAGGCAATGTGTTTGTTGCCGCAAATCAGGCTGCGGTTGCTCTGACTGCCGCCTTTGCAACGACATACACGGGGCTTGTTGTAGAAAATCCGAGCGGATCGGGTAAAAATCTGATCATGCTTGAATTCGGCTATGCCACCACAGTGGCAACTCCGACAGCAACCGCCATCGGACTGATGACCGGGGCTGATGCTGGAGACGCCGCAGCAGCAATCGTGCCGAGAAACAGGCTAAAGGGAAGCACCAACACGTCTGCGGCGATTGTTGATAACGGCTGTACATTGACTGGAACTCCGGTTCTGGAGCAGATCATTGCATCTGCATGGACAGAAGCGACCACTGCGGGCTCGGTTATGGCACCTCACATTGTGGACCTTAACGGGTCCCTAATCATTCAGCCCGGTTATTTTGTTGCTGTGTATAGCGCGGCGGCAAATACGGCGGCGTTCATCTTCCACTTTATGTGGCAGGAAGTTGATGCGGATTAACTTAAGATTACACTCCCTGTCGGGTGGGAGGGCTTGCAGACTCTCACCCGACCCCTCCCCAGAGGGTAAGAAGAGGTAAGGTATGAAAGTATCTCTATACACAGCACCGACACTGGAACCGATAACGCTCGCGG